CTCGGTTCCTTTACCTTGGAGGTCCTCGGAGTGATAACATGAAATCTCGACCTTTTGCCGAGATATTAACACATTATCTCTCAGATGTTGAAAGGGAGCTCAGTTATGATCTTACAGGTAGGCAGCTTCTTATGCTTACTCGTACTTTTCATCCTGAGTTATTTGGGAACTTCCTTCTAAACGTCGCAAGACGAATGGAGGAGTTAACAAATTTCCCCTTCAAGGCCGACCGTAAAACTTTAGTTAAGTCTTACGCTAGGCTCGACCGCCTTTCCTTCTATGCCGCTAAATTGGCATTAGAGGGCGACTCTTCCTCATTTACGAAGGCTAAAGTTTTCATGATGTCAAGCTACCTAATCAGTGGCCTGGCGGATGATCACTCAGCCGTTCGTTTGGTGAGGGAAGCTATATCAAATATAGTAGAGTCGGGTATCGAAATCGAGATGGGTTCTACTGCTGGCGCTATTAGCGCTTCTGAAAGGACGACTTTTGTCCATAACACGCAACCAAGATCTCATTAGGGCCTTTGCCCTTTACCATTATGACACCAACACCCATCAGCATCCTGCGTACTATGTGACCATAGGTTCACATAAGGAACGCAAGTCGCGGACTGGTAGTCGTGTCGTAAATTGGAAGGGAAAGATCGAGTCGCATCAGAATGCTACATCTGATATGACTGGAATCCATGATGATATCAAATGGAGGCGTGGTTTCGTCGACCTTACCTACTTTGATGCCGGAAACGGTGTCATCCGTAAGTGCTCGACGTACGGCGCGATCGCGAACAATTTTGCTCTCGATTACGTCGTAACATGGACTAATAGCCGAGCAAATGCTTGGGCCACTGCCAAGGTCTATAGTAAAATCCGCTCACTGCAGACCCAGTTACAAGGGGCCGTTGCTTTGGCGGAGATGAAGAAGACTCTTGACATGCTACGCAGGCCTATGCAGAGCCTATATCCACTTTGTGCTGACTGGCTTGGATTTGCTAAGAAGTCTCGCCCTAAAGGCAGACCTCTTTCCAAGAAAGACAAAACTTCGTGGAATCAAGCTCTGGGTCAAGCCTGGCTTGAGAAGACTTACGGCTGGGGTCCTTTACTCCAAGATATCAACGGTCTAGGCAAAGCCTTCAACGAGCTCCTTGAAACCGAGCGAGTTGTCCGCTTTCGCGTTAGTGCCGTTGATGACAAGGATTTTGGAACCAATGTCTCTGAAATTCTAAGTTCGTCCGGTACTCCGCTGTGGCATCTCCTGACACAGCAGGTATCGGCTACGGACATAGTTACTTTTAGAGGCGCCGTTAAGGCTCAAGCAGCGACGACTGCTGCTGAGAAGGCTGCCCGGTTTGGTTTTACACCGGATCAGTTCATTCCTAGCGCTTGGGAGCTTCTCCCTTGGTCGTTTCTCATCGACTATTTCACCAATATCGGTGATATACTCGAGGCCGCTACGACAAGTACATCTAATCTTGTCTTCTTGAGTAAGTCTTCTATTCGAACAAAGCATATCAGTCGATATGCCTACTTCAATAGGGACCGAATCTTGTCGACAATAGGCGGTGTTACGCGTCTTATCGGTCTCGATGGGTCGCCAAGCTGGTTTGAAGCCAACTTGAGGGGAATAACACGGGTCGCAAGCACTGGTATTTCCGTGCCCGATCTAGTGTTTAAGATCCCTGGTCAAGGTCAACTGTTTAATATTGCAGTTCTCCTTAATCAGGCTCGTGCCCTTCATCCTCAACGTACGTCGGGACGTAATTGGCGTATTTAGGCGCCGTTACTACTGGCACATAAAGGTCCAATATGATCTCTGTAACGAGCCCCATCACTGGGGCTGCACAGACGGGTCTCACCTCTCCGACTTACACGCTGACTGCTGACGTTGCACCAGATGCAAACGGTAAGCAGAATGCTGTAACGGCTCTGGGTGGGACGCAGACTGGCGTCACCACGCACAGTGTAGCCGCTCCGTTTACGATTACCGCTGTAAGGCCTAAGGTTTTCAAAGCTCTTGGAAAACCTAATCCTGTCACCGGTCTCATTAAGGATGTACCCAACAATGTCTACAAGGTCATCACCAGAAAAGGGGTTCTCCCGCTTGCGGGACAGCCCTACACGAACGCGATGGTACAAACTATCATCACTGTTCCTGCTGGCAGTGATCTTGCTGACGCTGCTAACCTCCGGGCAATGCTTTCTGCCCACATTGGTGCCCTTTCTCAGCAATCTGCTGGGATCGGTGACACCGCTGTGAGCGGGATCATTTAACCGGGGAGGATTCCTTGAAAGGGTTTCCTCAGTTAGTGGGTAATTCGGTCATCCTTATCGGAGTTACGCTATGCATATTTCTGCTGGTGTCGTCTCTGAGCTACTTAGTCTTGATCTTGGCTCAGCAGGTTGGGACGGTTCGTTAGACCCGTATCCCGGAATAACACGTCGGCAATTCGTCATGCAGCACCTCAGACGATCGTTCGTAAAGAAATTTACGGATGGTCGAACTGAAAAGCTTCGTGATGATCGTGCTCTTGAGAAATTTCTCAAATGCAACGATCTTTGCCGGCTGTGGAAACCCGGTTCCTTTCCTACTGAGACGTGGGAGGAAATAGCTCTTGGGGAAGCTCGTAAGCTTGCCCATGACTTTTCCTTCAACGCAGATCAGACCGATTGCATACTTAATACCTCTTCTATTGGAAGAGGCTTTGCTATCGGTCCGGGATCATCTATTGGATGTGCCAGCGAGGATTTATACTCCAAGCTAGCCATTTCAAAGATGTCCTGCTGCGGATCAGGCCTCCGAGAGATCTTTTCTCAGCAACTCAGTAGTGACCCCGTTTGGCTCGAAACAGAAAGATTAAGAGCCGACCGTTTGGGGAACGCTGATGTTGAAGGTAGCCGTCTCAGCTTTGTTCCTAAAACTGCGGATATTAGCAGAACGATTTGCACTGAGCCTCTTCTGAATATGATTTTTCAGAAGGGGATAGGCAGCGTTTTGGAAGGGCAATTAGATCGTCTATTTGGTATTAGACTCTCTGAACAGCCTGACTATAATCGCCACCTGGCTCAGCTCGGTTCACTAACTCAAGGTTTTGGAACTATCGACCTTGAATCAGCTAGTGACTCGATCTCTACTTCCTTCGTTGAATGGTTCTTCCCTCGCCAATTTGTTTCTTGGCTTAAGATGACCCGTTCTCCGTTGACCATCTTGCCAGATGGTTCAAAGGTAGAGTTGCATATGATTTCGTCGATGGGAAATGCTTTCACTTTCCCTCTTCAGACGATAATCTTCGCCTGCTTAGTCCACGGGGCTTACCGTGCTTTGGGAATCGTCCCTCAGCGCCCGTACGCCTTAAAGCCTGGAATCACTCGGGCTTGTACTCCCGGCAATTTTGCCGTTTTCGGAGATGACATAGTAGTTGATTCACGCGCCTTCGGGCTCGTATCTCGACTACTACAAATCTGCGGATTTAGAGTAAACGTGGAAAAGTCCTTTAATACAGGGGACTTCCGTGAGTCGTGCGGCTCCGATTATTTTCGGGGCTATGACGTTCGTGGAGTATATCTAAAGAATCTCCGCGATGTCTGCGACTGCTACTCGATAGCCAACAGATTGATCCGATGGAGTGCGAAACACGGTATTAACTTACCCTTGACTGTCCAGTATATCTTACAAGGCCAGCGGAAGCTTTTTGTTCCGTATGCTGAGCAAGATACTGCTGGAGTCAAGGTTCCGTTTTCGCTTGTTCGATCGCGACTTAGGCAGGTTCCTGGGTTACACGGTTCGGTTTATTACCGTGCTCTCAAGATCCGACCTGAGAAACGACGAATGCCAAAAGATGAGTCAGAGAAGCTAAGGCTTCCGGGTTATTTCTATAACTCGAGTGGGCTTTTACTCTCCTTTCTGTCTGGTAGCATTAGGAACGGTTCCGTTACTCTCCGAACTATGGGGAAGCGCAGGACCGGTATTAGGCTAACCGTTAGTCCATGTTGGGACTATTGGGGAGCCGATGAGGGCGAGAGTCCTCATTACCACCGTTCGTGGCAACGAGCGGTGGAGAGTAACCTACCTTCTTGGTTCTCTCCAACCGAGTACGCTTAGTACTCTCCCCGGATCGTGGATTTTATTCCACAAATAATGCCCTCGCATCCGGGG